ATCTATTGCTGGCTTTCCAAATTGTATTGCTGGAGAATTACCTGCTGCTGAACCTAGTATCTCCCCCACACTATCACCATTATTTGTTAATGCAGCGCTTGCTGCATCTGTTGGTTTTCCTCCTAAAGCTTGGCTAAGACCACCAAGAGCGGCGCTTCCAATTCCTGCCGTAAGACCAGCAGTCATTCCTTTCTTTAAAGGATCATCTTCTCCAAGAGCAAGGCTTTGAAGAGCCTGCCCTCCTCCTGCCCCTAAACCAGTAGCCAGAGCAGTTCCTAAAACTCCTCCACCAAATGCCGTACTCAAAAGTCCTGGTGCAAATGCAGCACCAAGAGCAGGCATCAAGAACCCTTCAGGCAATCCCGTCACAGGATTTCTCGTAACTCCTCCCAAAGAAGCAAGTCCAGCCACCTCATCAGGACGCATATGCATAAGCATAGTATCACCGCCACGCCCTTGAGCAGCTAACATATTAGCTTGATTGCGTAAATTAACCATACCGCCTCCTTCTGCAACTCTTCTTATTTTATAAGGTTCTGGTGCTCCCTCTGGATCAACAGTATCAAAAATATTCCTACTAGGAGTGGACGGAATACTAGGCATTGATTGACCTGAACCCAATTTTTCACCCCCTTTTATTGAAAAATTTCCAACTGAAACACTTGGTTTATCTCCTAAATTAATACTAGCCAAAACAGGATTTGTATTACTTGGAGAAGTAAAGTCTGTAATACTTCTAGCAATATTAGAAAAAGCACCTATTCCTAATTTAGCTGGAATACTTAATCCTGCTGTAAGAATACCTAAAGGCACATCAATCAGAGCATCTCTAACTGTATAATTATATCCAAGTCCAGTTGATGGATCAGGAATATCATCTACAGACATAGATGCCCCATACTTTACATCTCCAGCTTGATTAGCACCTTCTGCTCCATAACCCATTCCATAACCTAGTGGTCCCTCAAATGACTGTGTAGCATCATCCATGCCTACACTGTACTCACCACCAAATTCTTCTCCAATTGCCATATTTAATTCCTAAGAAGTAGTAACTGTTACTGTCCCAATACCAGAAGAAGCAGTAACCGAACTGCCGTACCCAATATTAGGTAATACAATTTTTAATATTCCATTATCATTATACACTGAACCAGTTTCTAACTGTGCCCCGCTTGTAGGAAGATCCGTTAAAACTAAAGTTGTTCCACGAATAGGACCAGGATTACCTACCTGTTCTACTAAATAATTTAAAGTACGAATTAAATCATACATATATTGCGAATCATATTCCTTAGTAGGAACAGGAAAAACAGGAACTCCTGCTGTAAATGTCATCGCCTTCCATCCGCACGAATATTAATACGTGGAACTCCCAATCTCCACTGAACCCCTTCATTATCACTTGCAACTTTTAAAGCAATGCTTCGACCTCTAACCCTAATAAATGCTTGATTAGTAAACTGCTCAATGGGCGTTGTAGAGGTTCTAGTTACTGAAGCATCCTGTGACTGATCATATGTAGAGCCAGGAAAATTACGAGCTTTTATTGTAAAAGTTGCACTTGGATCAGAAGAAGTAGAACCATCAAAAGTCATATCAGGAATTAATCTATCAACAAAACTAAACACCTCTCCCTGTCCTATATCAAATTGAGAACTTTCAACATAAGATGTAATAGGGTCTCCATCATTATCATTTCCGTTCTCATGATTAAAAAGATACGGATTAGATTCAATGCCCGTAGCTTGTGGGAAAGAACGTATGCCTCTATCAATCCAAGCTGTTCTAGCTAACGAACCATAGTACCAGACATTTTCTCCATAATTATAAATAATATAAGAATCATTTTCTTGTGATTCAGATGAAGGATAGAACCAAATAGCTTCCGTAAACTCTGAATTAATTCCTGCATAAATTGTACGAAGTCTGTTACTATTTAAATTTCCAAATACTTTAAATCTTACAGGGCATGGTAGTTGCTGAACCCTTCCATCGTACTTGTAAAAAGTTTCACGACCCATCCAAAACAATACATCATCAACATTGCCTACAGCGTTCGGTGAAATAATAGTAGTGTTATTAGAAATTTGAGTAAATGCAAAAGTATCTGGCGCTCCGACAAATGTCATGGAATACATCGCAGTATCTGTCCAGATAATAATTTCACGTTTAGTTTCTACTGCTTTTACAAATTCAGACCCAGAACCCAAAGGCATATCCCCTGCCGTAGCACCCGTAATGTCCCAATCTGTTACGCTTTCTGCATTTGACCAGCGAACAAGCAATGCGTCTTGTTGCGTAGATCCTGCTGGATTTGTACCAAAACAAATAACATGTCCGTCTCTATCCGAAGTAAGAACTTGACGTGCCACTACAGGCACATCAATTCCTCCAGACAAACTAGTTAAATTAACTCCTCTAGTTAAAACTCCATTTGTTTTTTGCCATATATAAACAGCACCATCGCGCACATTAAACAACAAGTCTTCTTCATAATTATCTTGTGACCACAACCTTATTTCATTTAATACAGTTGTATCTGCTCCTTGACCCCAACCAATAAAACTTCTTGCATCCTGAACAATCGATCCATCACTATGAGTAGCACCTGTGGTTCCCCTTGTTGCACGAGCAATACCCGTTAAATCATTAGTAGAAATTCCCGTGTACGTTATCAACTCACTGTTAATTAACACAACACCTAAATATGTAACAGTAGCCCCTGCGGTGTGACCTGCGGCTGTAGTTCCAAACGCCCCTCTAGTAAGATCAGTAAAAACATTCCCATTTAAAGTTCCGTATTTTATTACCTCTGACCCAATAGTAATTGTTCCTTTATCAGCAAATCCTGTAGAACTAGCTACCGTAATAGAAGTATCGCTATCTACAATTGTAGAACTTAAAGAAGAAGACCCCGAAGAAAAATCTGTAACGCTCGTTAAAGTAATGTTAGAAGTGCTTGAAGTGCTAGATATAGCGCCATTAAGAGTGGTTGCTGCTTCTCCTAAAACTTGTCCTCCCCATAATCCAGCGCCCCATCCATTCCCACCTGATGAGGAATTAAGCCCAGTATTTATTTGATAGATTGCGGTAAAAGAATCTCCTCCTGATCCCGCACCCGATGAGGTGGCCGCGGAGTCAACAGTTATTACATAAACATTAGAATCAGTAACACTTGTTATTTGATGCTCTATATTTAAAGAAGCTGCAGGAATACCATTAACTGCGCTTAGTCCTGTGAAGGAAACAAAATCATTAACTACAGCACCATGACCTATATCAGTAACCGTAATAGTTTTTTCGGTATTAACTGTAACCAAAGCCGCCGCTGTTAAAGTAACAGTTCGACTTATAGGCGTTATGTCATAAAAAGAATTTCCTTCTTCTAGGTAAAATTTAAGATTAGTTCCAAGACCTAAAAAATTTGACCCATCTAATGTTACCCAATTATGCAAAGATCGACAGGCTCCTTGAAAAGAAGAAGGAGAAGCCTTAGTCCAGCCACCTATTTTTTCTGGCAACCCATATCTAAATCTAATTTTATCACAATCAAACCATCCACCTTCATTAGCATAAGAAGTTGTATCTCTAACAATTCCTGGTCTAAATGTAATATTTTGATAGGCCATATAAGTTACTCCACAGAAACCCAACTTTAACCTAAATTAATGGTTTTACTTTCAACTTTAAAAATTGAAGGCATGATTAAAGTCCTTTATTATTAAAAAGTTCATAACGATCCCTTCCAAGCTATCCCAGCTAACAAAAGGATAATGGCACCAGCAGAACTCATTAAAACTATTTCAAGTCGTTTTAATCGAGCAGCTACCATAGAATATCTTTCAGCACAGACTGCCTCATGAGTCCTTAGATGAGCAGATAAATCTGCTAAATCTTTTGCTATTTTTTCACCATACCCTTTGTTTAATTTCGTAGCCATAACTAATTCTCCACCCATCCAGTTGAGTTGTTTGCTTGGTATGCACTCTCGTCCCAAACATATACTTTTTCTGGTGGGGAATAATCCTCAGGAACATTAATTGGTGGCTGCCATATATCATTAGAATCTAAAGACCAAGAAGGGTAGGGCTGTGGAGAAATAAATGCATTTTTCCCTACATCGTAAGTATCTCCAATAGATGCATATTTACCACGAAACTTATGATTGTAGCTAGTCTGCTTCCATGTGCCTGACCCAACTAAATTAGCTACATAATCTTCTGCTTCTGTAGATAAATCTGTTATCTCTTCATTAGCGATAACAATAACTCTTAGAACAACATTATTATCGTCTAATTCTGCAAAGTGTGCCATTACGCTTGATACCTATATCTGATAATCACAACTCCCGAGCCTCCGTTTCCTCCAATAAATCTAGAATAATTGGCTTGGTTATAGTACCCCTCATCACCACCACCGCCACCTCCCGTGTTAGCAGTTCCATTTACTTGAGCATCTTGATTCCATATACCAGAAGCACCGCCACCACCTGAGCCACCAGCACCTCGCGTACCAGAAGTTCCACCACTATTATAGGGAGCGCCTCCACCCCCACCAGCATAAGTTACACTACTACCTGTTATCGAATTAGCTCGACCATTGCCCCCTGCACCGCCTGATCCACCGCCACTTGAAGTGGCGTTGCTACCTGCCGCACCTGCACCACCTCCACCACCACCAGCGTAACTTGGGTGTGATTGGAATCCATCTCCTCCATCATTCCCATAATGACTTGCTCCTCCATTATCGGATGCTGTGGAGCTACCACCACTGCCAGTAAGCTGGCCACCACCGCCTGACCCTCCATCTCGGCCACTTTGGGCACCACTGGCTCCACCACCGCCACCACCACCGATAGCAGTAATTGAGAACCCAGTTGAATTAGAGCCGTCTGATCCAGCCTGCTCAGTGGAACTGGATGAAGTACCAAGACCAGAACCACCAGCCCCTACAACAATAGAATAAGCTGTTTTAGTGGGCGTGTGGCTAGATTTCTCCATCATTGCCCCTGAACCGCCTCCGCCCGATTGATGCGCCTTGCCCCCAGATCCACCACCACCAACAAGAAGTAATTGAATATCAGAATCAACCGTACCTACAGAGGTTACAGTAAATGTGCCAGAACTGTTAAACGTGTGGACTTTAAAATCACCGTCTGTGGTGACTGTCCCTCCAGTAGCCTCATTATAGTCTGTTGCTGCCTCACCAGCAAACCACATAGATGCAAACATTATGAAAACGCCAATTGTGGTGTACCCAACAAAACCCTATTTGCAGCAACTACAAAATAAGGAATTAAATCAGTTGCACCTGCAGCCGTAGAAAGTGTGATTCCTGAACCACCAGCACTTTCATAATCTGTTCCAAGAGTTAAAGTTCGGCTACCTGTTCCATCTTGAATACAAGCTATAACACCAGACTGGCCCACAGTTTCTGTAGATGGATTTGCAAGAGTTACGTTTCCAGTTAAAGTTAGGACAAAATTTTGGTTTGCAGAAAAATCTAAAGTAACACTTCCAGTGTTAGAAGTATCTGTATCAGTGTTTGCTGTTATAACTTTGCCAGATGTAAAACTTCCGACAACTGTCACATCTGTTGTTCCTGTCGGAATTTCTAAAACATCCGCATCCGCGTCATTCTTAATGGTGACATCGTTAGTGGAACCTTGACCCGTAAGAATAAGACCTTCCGTAGCAGTGTACCCCATTGCCGCGTTATCTCCCGCAGAGGTATCTCCATCAGCATTAACCGTAGATGCTGTGACATCTCCAACTATGTCTACATTTGTAGCTCCTGTAGCAATTGTAATTACATCAGCGTCTGCGTCATTTTTAATTGTTACATCATTACTAGAACCTTGTCCTGTAAGAATTAAACCTTCAGCAGCAGTATACCCAACAGCCGCTTTGTCACTAGCCGCAGTATCTCCTAAAGGATTAAAAGTGCCACTTGTAGTAACATCTCCAGAAGCAGTTAAAGTAGCTAATTGTAAATTGGATAGAGCATCTACAACAGCCGCTCCTGACCCTGCTCCGTCCATGTAAACAATAGCAGACTTGCCATTTTCTATTGTTATATTTGCTCCAGACCCTTGCGTTAAAATAACAGAATAAGGTCCACTAGATCCTGAATCTGTGGTTGCATTTATTATAATAAAAAAGGCAGCAGTAGTGTTAGGAGCCACCGTTACAGTGTTATTTGCACCAAGTGCTCCCGTAAATTTAATTACGCGATACATGCCATCCTGAAGATTTTCAGTTCCAGATCCAGGCGCAGCCTCTCTTACTGTTAACGTATGCGTAGTTCCAGAAAGACCTACCGCTTTGTAAGAAGCTATTCTATCAAGAATATCAAGATTGTGGTTGGTGGTAGTTCCCCACGCCCCAGACTGCTCACCAGAACCTATTTTCTCTATACCAAAACTTGTTGTATAAGTGCTTGCCATAATTACCTCACGCCACGTCCCTGTTTCCAATTTCTACCCAGTTAGGTGTTTGGCTTGGGACAATAGGTTGCCAAACAACTGAGGAATTAATTATACTTGTAATTTCTAAACCTGTAACTCCTACTGTCATTTCCGTAATAGATACCGTGCCAATAGCACTAGAAGCTTGTACCCCAGTTTCAACAACAGTAACACCTGTTCCTTCAGTTACTGATTCTGTTCCAGTTGTTCCTGCAGCTTGAACACCAGTTACACTAAAACTAATGCCACCTGTTACATTAACAGTGCCAATGCTAAAACTAGAAGAAGCACTAGTAGGACTAATAGTAGCATCACCTGAGACAGTATAGCCTGTGCCTATAGCAAAAGAACCTGATACACCACTCTCAACAATGGTTATACCAGTACCTTGACCTACAGAATAACTTCCAAAAGAATACTGAGCAAGTATTCCTGTCTCTGAAACAGTAACACCTGTTCCCTCAACAACAGATTCCGAGCCAACATTCATTGACATGGAAAGGCTAGACAGCCCTCCTTCATTCCACGCCCCTTGATTCCATCCAGCACGGCCCCAGCCTGTGCCAAAAATAATGGTGACGCTTGACATAATTTAAGCTAAACGAATGATCGCATTATTAGCATCGTTTGCTGGATACTGAATAGTAAAGTCTCCTGAACTAGAGGATTTGTTTCCCCCAAAATCCAATACTGCAACAGATGGATAAGCTGCGTGACCCACATCACCACCTGTTCCCGAAGTGCTTAAAGTATAATTATAAATTACAGCACAACGAGCATTGGAGATTGTAGACGAACTCCAAGTTGTATCAGCAAAATCTAAAAAAGCTGTAGGCACAGCGCTACTGTTATCAGAAAGTCCTAGTGTAACGCTACCTAAAGCTTGACCCTTAGCAGTATAATTGGTTCCACTAACTTCATTAGTAGCCGTATATCCTGTTAAGTCTTCATTTGCATCGGTACGACTAGCAGTAAACATAGCGATATAAAAAGTATCTGCTGCTATAGAGCTTGAACCAGTGCGCGAATGCGACATCCAAAAGTGAATACCGCAAGTGATTTCTTTTTTATAAGAACCACACATTGCTTGATTAATTGCCATTACAATCTCCTTATAATTTCAGCTTCCTTATGAAAGCCTTCTTTTTTTAAAATGTTCCACAAGGTGGTACGGTCCGATGTTATAGCCCTCTGTAAATACTCCGCAATAACTGCTTTAACTTTTTCACGAAAAGCGAGAGCTTGCTCACGAACATGAGGCGGAGCATCATTTGAAATAGAACAAATTTTATTAACGCACATTTCAGCCATTTCTTCTGAAGAGTGCCCTCGATCATTTGTAGTAAATACTTTAACAGGACCAATCTCCCCTGTTCCTACAGAACTATTATCAAATGTCATGTAACTTCAATCCTCAACTGACCTGATCTATAAACATCTTTTCTATCTCTACCTTCACCAAGATTTTTAAGTCTTGGCAAGCACTCTTGGTAACGACCTTGATAATAACTTAATAA